GCGGGTATCCGCCGTTAGTTTCACTGCGAGATTGCCAACCGAAGTCTTAGCCATTTTCGCTTCGCCCCTCTGTGAATCTGTCGAAGGTTCGCATCATCTGTTCCGCTGTCTGTTGCTTGGGCTTGTTATCAAAGTCCGGCATAAAGTCGCTCGGTTTTGCGTGCTTGCTGCCCGCTGCTCTGGCCGTGACGCACGCGAGGATTGCCATGCGTATGTCTGCCCGCATCTCGCCAAACGGCTCCAGCCTGTCGTATGCCATCCACCGCGAAAACTCCTTGTAAGTACATCGCGACTTTGCTTCCACAACGGTGCATGACCACGCAAGTGCTAGCTTGTGCCAGAATCGCTCGTCGTGATCGCTTCGGAGTTTCCCACGCCATCTTCAACGCTTTCTGGCCATATATCGCTGTGCTTTGCGACCAACTCGACAAGCGGCTCTGTACGCGTCAGGTCCGACGCGAGTATCGCAGGCAAGTCGTCATGGCCGAACACAGCAACGCCATCTGAATCGCACACCGACGCGATGATTGCTTGCGCCGTCTTCTGTATCGCACTCACGCTGTCGTCGTTGATGAACACAGCATCAGCGAACGCAACCTTGCGAACGTACACCTCGCCAAGTCCGTCGATGTCGAACGGGCCGGATGCGCCGCTTGGCTTTAAGAACTCATCTTTCGTGATCTTGCTCATCTGCTTCGTCCTCCACCACAATGCAGCCTTCGCCCTTGGCTGGCTTGTCGTGTTCAGTAATTACAACGACGCCGATTCCGGCTAGCTTGTTGCCGATCGCCGCGTCGCACTCGACCTCTTCGCCAACCTCGCCGGCCAGCCTTCGGTTTGTCTGTTGGATGCGTACTCTCATGCTTAGCTCTCCGCAGTTACGGTGACGTTACCGGAGACTTTCACAGTGACCGAGCCATTGATAAGCCCGTCGATCTCAACGCCAGCGTCAAACGATGTGACGAACGCAGAGAACGCGCGGCTGGCTGCGGTTGACCCGCTGCCTAGCAATGGGAATGTGATCGTGACCGTTTCGGCTGCGCCCTTCTTGGGTGGCTCAACGTCGGGGTCATACTGAATGTCAAGCGTGACGGTGCCCTCGTCCACGATGTCGCCGGGGATGAACGTCGCCGACGTGGTGGTGCCCAAGTGTGAAGTTGGGATCGCTGGTCGCTCTACGCCGTCAATCGCGATGCCGGTCACGTTAGCCGCGAAGCTCGATGTGCCGAACGCTACTGATGTTCCTGTTCCGTTGCCTGCTGCCATAGCTTTAGTCCTTGTTTAAAAAGTCGGGATGGTCACTTGCCATCCGATGATGTAGTCGAGCTGCACTGCGTCCACGCCCGCTTCGGGGTGCCCGCCTTCGATTGGCGGCGTGTACTGCGGTCGTTCGTCGTCGAGGTGGCACGTCATCACGAACGTGCTGCCCATTGATCCTTGGAATCCATCAAGCGATTGCCGCACAGCCTCAGCCAGCGCGAGCGATCCGACGGGTGATGTCGCGTGGCAATCAATCTGCACGCGGCCATTGACCACGCCTGTCGCCGCCGTCATGTGGTGCTCGTGGTTGCCGTTGATCTGATGGATGACGATGCGCGGCAGCGTGTCGGATTGTTCTGATCGCACTAACCTGATCCGCGTGGTAATCGCGTTGACGCCAGCGTCGGCAACCAATCGGGCTCGTAGGTCGGTAAGCATGCTCACGCTTTGCCCGCCTTCCTAAGTGCGGACACGTTGGCCTTGCCTGCTTTGAAGTTGCCCGACCTGTTCTGTGCGGCCTTGCGGATCTCGGAACGCAGGCGGCGCTCGATAGTGGACTGCGCCTCTTGCTTGCTGTACGACCTTCGCATGAACGACTGCGGCGGCGTGTGTGCGGTGCCGAACTCAATGAGGTGGGCGTACTTGGTGGGATCTGCCGGTCGCAGTGCTGTGCCCCACGGCGTGGACCTAAACACGTTCGTCTTGTACCCATGCCGCACGCCGATGATCGCGATCACGACGCCGCGATGTGTCATCCGCTTGATGCCGATAGCTTGCTTGAGTAGTCCAGAGTCCTGCGGCGCGTAAGCCTTCATTCTCTTGTTGATCTTCGTTGCAGCCTCAGAGATAGCGGGCCGCGCCATCTTGCGGGTCTGTGATTCACTGCCGAGCGCGTCGAGCCGTTTGATTAGCTCCTTGTCGCCGATGACGTGTCTTGCCATCACACCACCTCCTTGCAGTGAACAATCTGCCCGCGCTTCGTCTCGCGGTCTGACTTGCCCAGCACGGCTTTGATGTTGAACGTCCTGCCGTCGATGACGATGCGCTGCTCTGGGCTTAGCCCGTCGTACTGCTCGCGCAACGTGACCACCGCGTCTACGGTCGCGTCGTTCTTTTGTGCCCGGTACAGCTCGCGTCCGCTGGCGTCTTCTAGTTGTGCCCAGCGGCTTGCGGTGGTCGACCACGACGCAACGATATTGCCGCCCGCGTCGGCTGAGCCGGTGCGGGTTTGGATTGCTGCGCGGTGGTCGTGCTTGCCTGCTGGCATCAGGCTGGCCCCCTTACCGAAACGCTGTCAAGAAGCGCCTTAGTTGCAATAGGCAAGGCGGTTGCGGTCGTGCCGGTGACGACTGATTCGCGGTTCTCGTAGAGGTGTCCGATGAGCATCAACATGCCCGACCGCGCCGCCTCGGGTACGTCGGTAGATGCTGGGCCATAGCCAGCAGTGAAGGTCATGACGACGCCGTTGCGTTTCCCAGACTGAGCGGACGGCCACGACTGCAACGGCTTAAGCACGACCCACGACTCGGTGTCATCACTGATGATTTCGTAGACATCAGTTGAAAGCGTTCGGGCGCTGCCGTTTGAGTCGGTATAGGTGATGGACGAGACCGAGCCTAGCGGGGTCCGTGGGATGCAAATGTCACCGCCACTATCCGGGAAGTTGTTGTACTTAGCCGTGAACGTCGCGGTGATGAACTGCCGCCGCGTGTACGCCTCGGCCATCTCACGCGCCGCCTTAATCAATCCGGTAACCAGCGTGTCTTCGTCCGTGCTATCGACGCGCAGATGCAACTTAGCCTCATCCAGCGTGATCGGCTCGGCTGCTGGCGCAACGGTTTGAGTTAATGAGTAGCGAGGCATAAACAGGACGGCTAAGTTTCCCTAGCCGACCCGTGGAGGAGAAAGCAATCAAGCAACAACGTCAGCAGTGTTATTCAGCTTCGTGTGTGTTGATTTAACGATGTAGGTCACAGCGCCTTCGTCGGTGCCGGTGGCGAACGTCAAGACTGCGGACAGGCCGCGAATCTCAACGCCAGCGTCAGACGCCGCTTGTAGTATCTCGCCGCGAGTGACTTCGCCGAACGCGATGTCAGCCACGGCATTGGGCTGTGCAGCAAGCGTGATCGTCTTGATCGTAGTGTCGGTACCGCTGCCGTCTGCAAGCGTATTGCCGACGATCAGGAAAGTAAGGGCCGACGTTCCCACAGTTCGCTGAAACTTGACCAGCAAGGCGTTAACGTCTTGCGCGTCAATCCAACCGATGTCAGTTGCGGTCGTGGCGTCGGGGTCGAAGTCGTAGCCGGTGACGACTAGCTCCGCTCGTAGTTGTTGGTTGTCAGTAGCCATTTAATTAGCTCTCTTTCTTTTTGGGGGTCTTCTTGGGGGTCTTTGAGGGTTCGGTAAACAACTCGGCAGCGTTGCGGCGAATCCATCGCTGTGCGGATGCTTCGTTGACTTCAAGCACGTCACCCTTACGGGGTCGCGGTGCGTCCCCTTCGGTGCCGGTGCTATCGCGTAGAAACTTAATCTTCATGATTAGGCTCGGGCTGCGAGGGTGACGAACGGCGACAGGGTGTTCGCGCCATTCTTAGGCGTGAGCGGCGAACGCCACCATGGAGCGCCAGCGTTTTCGGTCCAGAACTTGAACGCCTGTTCGTGGTTCTCGAAACGGACGTGCATGGATTCCTCAGACCGCAATGGCTGGTAAGTGCCGTAGAGGTACTGGTCGGGACGCGAGACAAGAACGATGTCGCCCAGGTCGCCAAGCGTTGAGCTGAACTCATTGAAGAAGATCGGCTGGCCAAGTAAGGTGTCGGGAACGTCGGTGCCGTTTCCGTGGATGAACAGCGGATAATCGTCGTTCGTCAATGCGGTGTGAGCCGACAGGATCTGGACGTAAGTGTCTTGGTTGGCCAGCCAGAAGCCGCCGCCGTAACGCCACGCTTGCTGACGCATCTTGAGAAGGTTCGCGCCGACAATCGTGTCAGCCGTCTGCCCCGATTCTTTAGCCACGCTGACCGTTGCGGGCGTATTGATGATGCCCTCGAGCTTGCCGGGCGTGTTGCCGTTCAGCATCTCGTTGTAGATGGCTGCGGGGAACTCATCGGCAAAGCCTTGGCCGAGCAAGGCCGAAACAGACA